TCCTCAACTAGATACTCCTCATAGTAGACGTAGAGTTACTTTGGTAGACTACGAATGGGCAGATCTAATTGACGATGCTGACAAACTTAGAATGTTGATCGATCCAACGTCTGATTATGCACAAGCTGCTATGTGGGCACTTGGTAGAGCTAAAGATGACGTGATCATTGAAAACGCTCTTGGCAACGCTTATGGCGGAGAAGAAGGTTCTTCTACTGTTACTTTAGCTAACGCTAACAAAGTAGCTGCTTTTGACGGTACTGCTACTACAGGTAACAACCTAAACCTTCAAACTCTTAGAAAAGTAAAAGAGAAGTTTGACGCTAACGATGTTGATGAGTCTATTCCAAGATACATCGCTATCGGTTCTTCTCAGTTGAACAGCCTTTTAGGTGAAACTTCTATCACAAGTGCTGACTTCAACAGTGTTAAAGCTTTGGTTCAAGGTGAGATTGATACCTTCTTAGGTTTCAAATTTATCAGAACTGAGAGACTAGCTACTTTAGCAGCTACTCCTAGCTATAACAAAGACACAGGTGCTTACGGATCTGGTTCACAAACATTTGATACGGCTGGTAGAAGATGTTTTGCTTGGGCACAAGATGGTCTACTCCTTGCTACAGCTAAAGATGTTACTGGTAAGATCTCTGAAAGAGCTGACAAATCATACTCTACTCAAGTTTATGCTTGTATGGGTATTGGTGCTACCAGAATGGAAGAAAATAAAGTTGTAGAAATTCTTTGTAACGAAGGTTAGGGGGTAAATAATGACTAGTTTTTATGGTGTAAATAACACCAAAGCTTATCAAAATGTTCCTGCGGAGAAAATTCCTGCTGGAGAACAGAATGGTAGACTTAGGGTTGCTTACGATAAAATTTCACTTACAGAAGCGGTTGCTAGTGACGTTCTTCATATGATGAAGATTCCAGCTGGCGCTAGAGTTATTGATGCTATTATCAAAGTAGCTGACCTTGACTCTAACTCTGATGGTACTTTAGATGTTGGTTGGGCAGCTTCTTCTGATGCTGTTGAATCGGCTAATGCGGCTGGTTTCTTCAATGAACTTAACGTTCAGAGTGCTAGGTCTGAGAGTATCTCAGGCGCTAGTTCAAGCGTTGCAGGACACATGAAGAAATTTTCTTCTGAAGTAGAAGTTCAGATTATTCCAGGTGCTGGCGTTGCTGATGCCACATCAGGTGATATTGAACTCGTAATTCTTTACGTTGTTGAGTAATTAATAAGGGGCTTCGGCCCCTTTTT